AACCGATTTTAGAACAGGTTTAATTTTTACAAAAATTGGAGATTTATAATTATGAGCAGTATTTTAAAAGTAGACCAACTTCAAGATTCAGGGGGAAACAACCTAGTCACATCAAACGGTAGTGGTGTAATCACTGCTGCAGGGTTTGGTAAAGTAGGGCAAGTTGTTTCTTTTGTTTCTAATACTGAAGTTAGTACAACAGCAGACTTTGGTTCAACAGGAAACGCAACAGGAATAAAAGCATCAATTACACCAAGTTCAACTTCTAGCAAAATATTTATAAATTCAACAGGTTCATTTAAATTACAAAGTGATGGTACAAATGCAAATAAAATAGGTTTGTTTGGTATAAAAGATAACACAGGTTCATCTTTACTTTATAAAACTAGATGTGGCTCTCAGTTATCTGCAACTAATAAAGATTTTTATGGAAATATATCAATGAATTATTTGCACTCACCAAGCACTACAAGTTCAAGAGAATATGAAATTACATTTGGTAGATTTAGTAGCACTTATAATAATACTATATTTCTTAATAATGATAGTAGCGCATACCATAGTTCAATTACACTAATGGAGATTTTACCATAAAATTAAGGAGGAAAATATGATAGATATATCACAAGCAATACTAGGACTTGACGAAAAAGCTGAGTTCGTAATCAATGGTTCGCCATCAAACGAAGCTGAGTATCAAGCACAAGCAGAACTGCAAGCAGACTACGATGCTAAACAGTATCAAAGAGATAGAGCTGCAGAATACCCAGAACTTGGTGAACAGTTAGATAAGTTGTACCACGATATAAATAATGGTACACTAACTACGAGTGGCGGATTCTTTACAGCTTTGAATGCAGTTAAGACTAAATATCCAAAGGAGTAATATAAATGGCAATAACTAGAATAGGTGGAGCGAATGCAATTAGCGGATCAATTACGTCTAGTAATTTACCTAGTGGAAGTATTCTTCAAGTTCAATCTACTTTAATTTCAACAGCTAATTCACAATCTATTTCAGCTAATACAGATACAGCAATTAATAATTTAGAAGTCAATATAACTCCATCATCAACTTCAAGTAAAATTATGTTATTAGGAAGATTTGTTGGAGAAGGAAGCGATACATCAAGTTATAATAATGTTTTCTTTTTTATGAGAGGCTCAACTGTAATAAATTCTGCGGCAGCTTCAGGTTCAAGAAATAATGGAATGACTGTTCAATATATAGGTTATGGAGCAGGTTTAGATGCTGCTTCTACAATGGATGGTATGAGTATGTTTACAATAGATGCTGCTCACAACTCAACATCTGAATTAACTTATAAAATAGGTATAAATATTTCAACAGCCGCAACTTTATATATTAACAGGACTGTTTCTAATACTGACAATACTTCACATGAATTAGCAACATCAGAAATTATAGCAATGGAAATTAAAGGCTAAGACTAATGCTTGGTTTTAATGCCATATCAGCTCTTCCAATATCGAGCACAATATTTGATCCCAATGTTACAGTTAATGTAACAGGTAATGCATTAACACTGGGTGTAGGAAGTTCTACTATCTTATCAGGAGCTCTTGTATCACCTTCTGGTAGTCCATTAACACTTGGCTTTGGATCACTAACTATTAGTGGTGCAGCTAATGTTACCCCTACAGGAAATCCATTAACTTTAGGAACTGGAACAGTAACAGTTACTGCTGCAGCTAATGTTAATGTTACAGGAAACCAATTGACCATTGGTACAGGAAGTGTTAGTATTACAGCTGCGGCTAATGTAAACCCGACTGGCGTGCCGATGACGTTAAATATCAAAGATCCAGGTATAATTACTTGGAATGATGTTGACCCAGGAGCATCGATGGTTTGGACACCAATAGACCCTTACTAGGAGAATTATGGCATCAAGTTTTTCAACTAACTCAAAACTAGAACTAATCACAACTGGTGAAAAAGCTGGTCTTTGGGGATCAATTACAAATACAAATTTACAGATTTTAGAACAATTATCTTCAGGATATTTATCTTCCTCACAATTAGGAAGTGGTGATCTTGCATTGACATTAGATAGTGGCGCAACATCGAACGGTAAAAATTTATATATTAAACTTACAGGCACACTAGGTGCAAATAGAAACGTAACCATACCAAGTGGTTCTGAAAGAATTATAATATTTGAAGATGCAACAACAAGAGGCACATCTTCTTTGTTTACAATTACAGTAAAAACAACATCTGGAACAGGTGTAGTATTGCCAGTAGGGTCAACATCTTTAGTTTACTCTGATGGCACAAACGTAAGTCTTGGAATTAGAAACAAAGGTTATGTAACTTTAAACTCTTCAACAATTACAACGTATACAGCAGTAGACGGAGATCAGATACTTGCAAATACAACAGCTAACCCTATTACGGTAACTTTACCTGCATCACCTGCAGTTGGTTCAGAGGTCACGTTTATAGATGCAAGAGGAACTTTTGCAAACAACAATTTAATTGTAAATAGAAACAGTCAACCAATAAACACAGGTACATCAAACTTAACATTAACAACTAATGGTCAAGCTTTTACATTAGTGTATGTAGATGCAACAAGAGGCTGGGCATTTAAAACTAACACGGCATAAGGAGCACGGACCATGGCTCTAATCGAATACAATTTCCTACCCGGAATAGATAAACAAGATACGACAGCAGGTGCAGAAAACAGATGGATTGATTCTGATAATGTAAGATTTAGATACGGTTTACCTGAAAAAGTAGGCGGCTGGTCTTCTTTAGTATCAGATAAAATTGTAGGTGTAGTTAGAAAACAACACTCTTTTGTAGATTTAGACGGTAACCGGTACGTGGCCCTTGGAACAGATAAGTTTTTACTTTTATATTTTGAAGGACAACTTCATGACATTACACCTATAAAATCTACAATAGGTTCTGTTGCTATATCTTGTTTAGATGCAACTTTTGAAGTTAGTTTAACTTTTACATCAGATCATAATTTAGAATCTGGAGATATAATATTATTAGACAATGTAACTGTACCAACAGGAGTGGGTTTAACTAACGCTGCATTTGAAGATAAACTATTTCAGGTCACAAGAGTTACATCATCAAAGATTGCAATTGTAACAGGAAGACAACAAACATCGAGTTCAGGTTCGGGTGGATCTTGTGATGTTATACCTTATGAGAAAGTTGGTCCTGCTGCACAATCTTATGGCTATGGTTTTGGTATTGGTAATTATGGTGGAACAGTATCAGGTGTTACTACAACAACTTTGAACGGAGCTTTACTTGCTGATACTGCTGGTACAGGTGGATCAGGAACTTCAATAACATTAACATCAACATCTGGTTTTCCAACCGCTGGAACAATTGCTGTTGGTAATGAATTAATTACATATACAGGAATAAGTTCAAATGATTTAACTGGTATTACCAGAGGTGCAAATGGAACAGCAACTGCTGGTACATCAAATGGACAAGCACACAGTGATGGAAGCACTGTAACAAATGCTA